ATCTTTAAACTCAACAGCGCATTGGACGATTGTTGATGTACAAGGTGTATTTGCTAAAGAAGCATAATAAACAAACTCGGAGCGTCTGGTAATGCAGGCGCTCTTTAAAAGGAGGACAAAACATGGCAGATACAGTTTTAAACACTACAGTATTTGATGGAGCAAAAAAACTTATAACACACTATAACAATGTTTCTGATGGAACAGGAAGCACAACTAAGATAGTTGATGTTTCTGCTTTAACAACTAACAATGGTAAAGCTTGTACTAAAGTTAGACTTAATAAAGTTAGTTTCAATGTATCAATTACAGCACCAGCTGATGGTGTGAGATTACTTTGGGATGCAACTACAGATGTTGCTTTTCAAACATTGGCAGGAGAAATGGCTTTTGATTATTCAGACTTTGGTGGTCTTAAAAACACTAAAGCAAGTGGATATACAGGAGATGTTAACTTAACATTACCAGCTTGCACAAGTGGAGATACAGTTACAGTTGTTTGCGAGTGGATTAAAGTATACGACTAGGAGGTTAAATGGCTAACACTACCTCTGGAACTACAATTTTTGAAAAGGGTTTTTCTATTGCAGATATAGTAGAAGAATCTTATGAAAGAATTGGAATACAAGGTGTTTCAGGATATCAATTAAAAGGTGCAAGACGTTCTTTAAATATAATGTTTCAAGAATGGGGTAATAGAGGTTTGCATTATTGGGAAGTTGCAAACAACTCAATTACATTAGTTAATAATCAAGCAACATATACAATGTTTAGATCAACAGCTGATGGTACATCAGATGCAACAGCTGTTTATGGTGTTGATGATGTTTTAGAAGCAAGTTATAGAAACGCTTCTAGTGTAGATACACCTCTTAGTAAAATTAGCAGATCAACTTATCAAGCATTATCAAATAAAACTTCTACAGGTCAACCTACACAATATTTTGTACAAAGGTTTATTGATAAAATTACAGTTACTTTATATTTAACACCAGGAACTGATCAAGCTGGTAAATTTTTTAATTATTATTATGTAAAAAGAATTCAAGATGCAGGAGACTATACTAATGATGCAGATGTGCCTTATAGATTTGTACCTTGTATGACTGCAGGACTAGCATATTATTTAGCAGTTAAATATGCACCTGAAAAAATTCAAATGTTAAAAATGTTATACGAGGATGAATTAAATAGAGCATTAACTGAAGATGGATCTTCATCTAGTTCTTTTATTACTCCTAAAACTTATTATCCGGGAGTCTAATGGCAAAATTATCTAGAGGAAAATATGCGCAGGCAATATCTGATAGATCAGGCTTAGCATTTCCATATAAAGAAATGGTAACTGAATGGAATGGTAGTTTTGTTCACAACTCAGAATTTGAACCAAAGCAACCACAAATTCAACCAACAAGATTTACAGGTGATCCTCAAGGTTTAATGAATGCAAGACCTGCAAGAGTTGAACCTGCAACAGAAAATTTATTACCTGGAAATCCTTTAAGTTTAATTTCAGGTTCTTCTACTGTAACTGTTACAGAACCTGCTCATGGAAGAGCAACAAATGATACTGTTGTTTTTAGAAATGTAGATGGAAGCCCAGGAGGCCTGGCATATTCTTTATTTGAAAATAGTTCAGGATTTAGTATAACAGTTATTGATATAAATAGTTATAGTTTCAATTGTGGAAGTAATGCAACTGTAACAGAAAATTCAGGAGGAATGTTTGTAACTGCAGGTCCAGTTACTTTAACACCATAATGGCATATACTTTAGCAAACTTACAAGACGATGTTAGAAACTACACCGAAGTAGATAGTGCAGTTTTATCTAACACTATTTTAGATACAATAATTAAAAATGCAGAAAATAGAATTTACAGAGAAGCTGATTCAGATGATAATAGATTTTATGCAACATCAAACTTAGCAGCTGGAAGTAGATATGTAACTATACCATCTGATTTAAGATTTATTAGATATGTACAATTAACAGATTCTAATAGTAAACAAACTTTTTTAGAAAAAAGAGATACAAGTTTTATGGCAGAATATTATAATACTCCAAATACAGCTTCTGGAATACCTAAATATTACGCTAATTGGGATGCTAATTATTGGGTAGTAGCACCTACTCCAAATAGTACAAATTTAATAACTTTAGCCTATACAAAACAACCAGATAGTATTACAACAACTACTGGTGCAACTCCACCAAGTACTAATGGAACTTACACATCTAATAAATATCAAGATTTACTTTTATATGGATGCTTGGTAGAAGCATATGGATACTTGAAAGGTCCCGCAGATATGTTACAATACTACGAAGGATCTTTTAAAAGAGCTTTACAATCGTATGCGATCGAACAACAAGGTCGTAGACGCCGGGATGAATGGGAAGATGGTGCCATTCGAACTCCTCTTAAATCTGAATCACCATCTTAATTTAAGGAGATAAAAAATGGCAAACGTAGTACCTGATTCTTTTAAAACGGATCTCTTAAAAGCAAAGTTCAGCTTCGATACGTCGGGGAATAGTGGAACAGCTTTTAAACTTGCTTTGTATACAGACATTTCTGGTTTAAGCACTTCTACTACAGCATACACTACTACTAATGAAGTTTCTTCATCTGGTACAAGTTATACTGCTGGTGGAAATACTTTAACTAATAATGGTGTAGCGATCGCAAGTAATATTGGATATGTTGACTTTGCAGACTTAACTTTTAGTTCTGTAACTTTAACAGCAGTAGGAGCTTTGATTTATAAAAGTGCTAGTCCACATAATGCTGTATTAGTCTTAGACTTTGGTGGTTCAAAAACTGCAACTAACGGTGATTTCGTTATTCAGTTTCCAACTGCGTCTAGTTCTGCAGCTATTATTAGACTTGGCAACGCATAAAATTTTTTGGAGTAGTAAATGGCAGCTTTAATAGTTAACGATAGAGTTAAGGAAACAAGCACAACTACTGGAACAGGAACGTTTTCACTAGCCGGTGCAGAAACTGGTTTTGAAACTTTTGTTGCTGGTATTGGAACTGGTAAGAGAACTTATTACGCTATCTCACTCGATGGTTCAGCAGAGTTTGAGGTAGGTATAGGAACTGTTACAGATGCTTCACCTGATACTTTATCTAGAGACACAGTTATCTCATCATCTAATTCTGATAGTGCGGTAAATTTTTCTTCAGGTAGTAAAACAGTATTCTGTACTTTACCTGCGGCTAGAGCTATGTCTCCATCTATGACAGCAACAGATTATGTAGTAACACATGCATCAACTCTTTCTGAAGATCAAACAGTAGACTCTGGAGTTTTAGCAGGGCCAGTTACAGTAACAGGAACACAAACTATAACAGGAACGGTAGTAGTCGTATAATGAGTAAAATTGAAGTAGATCAAATAGACCCGCAATCAGGGACAACGTTAACTCTTGGAACTTCAGGAGACACGGTTGTTGTTCCGTCAGGTGTATCACTTGCACCAGGTGGAGGATTAACTCTTACAGGAAACTTTGTCGTTGACGGTGGCACAATCAAATTAGATGGTAATTATCCTACTGGAACAGATAACGTAGCTTTAGGAGATACTGCTTTAGATAGTGTTGAAGCTGGTGGAACTGAAAATACAGCAATTGGTAGTAAAGCTGGAACTGCAATTACAACAGGAGACGCCAACACAGCAGTTGGTACTTGTGCTTTGCTTGCTAACACAACAGGAATAAGAAACACAGCACTTGGTCATAGAGCATTAGATGCAAACACAGATGGTAATTGTAATACAGCAGTAGGTATGACTTCTTTAAGTGCAAATATTGGAGGCGATCAAAACGTAGCAGTTGGTGTATCAGCTTTAGCTCTTAACACAACAGCTAGTAATAATACAGCTGTAGGTTTTGAAGCACTATGTAAAAACACAACAGGTTCTAGTCTTACAGCAGTAGGTTCTTTTGCTTTAGATGCAAATACAACAGGTGCTAGTAATACTGCAATAGGGTCTGGTGCTTTAACTAAAAATACTACAGGTGATTTTAACATAGCAGTTGGTAGTAATGCTTTATGTACCAATGTTACATCTGATAGTAATACAGCAGTAGGTTATTTTGCTTTAAAAGTAAATACAGCTGCAAACAATACAGCAGTAGGTAAAGATGCTTTAGTAGCTAACACAACAGGTGCATCTAGTGTAGCAATAGGTTGTGGTGCTTTAGCTGCTAATACAACAGCAAATAACAATGTAGCAATAGGTATGTGTGCTATGCTTGCAACTACTACAGGAGCAAATAACACAGCAGTAGGATTTTCAGCACTTGATACTAACACAACAGGTTGTGAAAATGTTGCAGTTGGTAGAGATACTATGTTTTCAGGTACAACAGCTTGTAGAAGTGTAGCTTTAGGTTACAGAGCATTAAAATCTGTTACGACAAGTTCTGATAATGTAGGAGTTGGTTATCATGCTTTGTGTACTAACACAACAGGTGCTCAAAACACATCAGTTGGTACTGCTTCTTCAGATGCTAACACAACAGGTGCAGAAAATACAGCAATGGGAGCATGTGCTTTAGGTGCTAATACAACAGCATGTTATAATACAGCTATTGGTAAATCTAATATGGCTTCAAACACAACAGGTGCAAATAATACAGCAGTTGGTAAAGATGCAATGCTTTCTAATACAACAGGCGCACAAAATACAGCAATGGGAGTTTCAGCTTTACAAGCAAACACAAGTGCTAATGATAATGTAGCAGTGGGTATAAGTTCTTTACAAAATAATACAACAGGAACTCAAAACACAGGTGTTGGTGCAAATGCTTTACTTGATAATACAACAGCTTCTTGTAATACAGCAGTTGGTTGGGAAGCTGCTTCTTCAGTAACAACAGGCACAGACAATGTTGTAATTGGAAGATGTGGTACTCCAAATTTAACTACAGGTGCTGGTAATATAACTATTGGAGATGCTGGAAATGTAAGCACAAGATTATTTAATATTGTAGGTGAAAATAATAGATTTATCGCTGGACACAATAATATTTCAAATGCTTATGTAAAAGTTGCTTGGACAGTTACTTCTGATTTAAGAGATAAAACAAATTTTGGTACAGTTCCACATGGTTTAGATTTTGTTAATCAATTAAAACCTGTTTCATTTCAATTTAGAAAATCAAGAGAAAATGACACTCCACATGGTCCTATGCATTATGGATTTAAGGCTCAAGATATATTATCTTTAGAAGGTTCTGATAATGTTATTATTGATAACGAACAACCAGAACATTTAAAATACAAAGGTGAACATTTAGTACCAGTATTAGTTAATGCAATTAAAGAATTAAAAGCTAGAATAGAGGTATTAGAAAATGAGTAGTATTATAAAAGTAGATACAATCCAGGACCAAGCAGGTAATAATATTATCAACGAATCAAGTGATACTATTACTATCGGTGCGTCTGGTGATACTGTTAATGTAGTTGGAACACTTCAAAACAATGGTTCAGGGGTAGGTATAACCTCTAAAGAAGGTGGAACAAATTTTACAAACAGTTTATTAGTAGGTACTTCTTCAACAGGCACTTTAGATGCTGCAATTTGTAATACTGGAGTTGGAGTAGGAGTATTTGGAGCATTAACATCTGGAGATTTTAATACAGCGGTAGGAACAAATGCATTACTTGCTAATACTTCAGCTAGTGCAAATACAGCAATAGGTAGGTCATCATTGTGTAGTAACACTACAGGAGACTGTAATACTGGTTTAGGAATGAATGCACTACTTGGAAATACAGAGGGTTTTGGAAACGTAGCAGTTGGCAGAAGCTCTATGGTAGCTAACACAACAGGAGATAACAATGTTGCAGTTGGACAAAATGCTTTAGTTTCTAACACAACAGCAGATAATAACACAGCTGTAGGTACTTGTGCTTTAAATGCTAACACAACAGGAACAGAAAATGTTTCAGTCGGTAAGTGTGCTTTAGCAGCTAATACAACAGCTAGTTATAATACAGCAGTTGGTTTTGAATCTTTACATGACAATACAACAGGTGCAGATAATACTGCATTTGGTGATAGTGCTTTACATAAAAACACAACAGGAACTTGTAATGTTTCTGTAGGTGCTTACTCATTACTAACCAATACAACAGGAACAAAAAATACAGCTATTGGAAGAAGTGCTTTACAAGCAAACACAACAGGAGATGATAATACCGCAGTAGGTTGTGGTGCTTTAGCTGCTAACACTACAGCAGATGGTAATAATGCTTTAGGATACAAAGCATTATGTAGTAACACAACAGGAGCAAATAACGTAGCAGTAGGTACAGATGCTTTATGTTTAAATACAACTGGAGAATTAAATGTAGCAGTAGGTAAAAGTGCTATGGAAAGTAATACAACAGCTGGTGCTAATGTTGCAGTAGGTGTTTATGCTATGCGTTGTAATACAACAGGTGGTGATAACGTAGCTATAGGTTATGCTTCTATGTATAAAAATGAAGGTGCTGGAGTTAAAAATACTGCTGTAGGTTGTGTGTCTTTATGTTCTAATACAACTGGTGATAATAACGTAGCAATAGGAACTTTAGCTTTAAAAGCAAACACAACAGCTTCAAGCAATACAGCAGTAGGTGCTCAAGCTATGGAATCAAACACAACAGGAGCTGATAATACTGCAGTTGGTGTTGTAGCTTTAGATTCTAACACAACAGGAGCTTCTAATGTAGCAATAGGAATTAAAGCATTGTGTTCTCAGACAACAGCTAATTATAATACAGCCATTGGAACCGAAGCTTTAAAAACTCAAACAACAGGTATTAGTAACACAGCAGTTGGTTACTTTTCTTTATCATCTTCAACAACAGGTGCTTGTAATAATGTACTGGGGGTACAAGCTGGAGATAGTATAACGACAGGTGTTTGTAATACTATGATAGGTTCTTTTACTGGTAATGATCTTACAACAGGATCTTGTAATACCTTAATTGGTCACAATACTCAATCAAGTGATAATAATGGTGTTCGTAGAATTGGTATAGGAATATCTGTAGGTGTAACTGCAAATGATCAATTTGCATTTGGTTCAGGTAATACAGATAAAGTATTTAATCAATTTGCAACAAATGCTTCTTTTACAAGAGCATCAGATGAAAGAATTAAAAAAGATATAAAAACAAATGAAGATTTAGGTTTAAATTTTATTAATGATTTAAGAACAGTTACATATAAAAGAAGAGCACCTTCAGAATTACCAGAAACTTTTAAAGATTATAATCCCAATGTAACAGAACCAAAACATAAAAAAAAACTATATGGTATGATCGCACAAGAAGTTAAAGCAGCTTTAGATAAAAATAACATTACTGATTTTGGTGGATGGGTTGATGATGATGGTATGCAAGCGATTTCACAAGAAATGTTTGTTTATCCATTAATTAAAGCAGTACAAGAATTATCAGAAGAAAATAAAGACTTGAAATCTAGAATAGAAGCGTTAGAAAGTAATTAATAAATCGAAAGGAATACAAATGCTTAATACGTACGTCGTAGAAGGTGGTGTTGGTAAATGTACCGCATTCACTGCTTTACTACCTAAATTAAAAAAAAAATCAGAGGTGCAAGTTTATACACCTTACATAGATTGTTTCGCTGGTAACCCAGATGTTAAACTAGCTTTAGAATCTACATTACCGTTACAAGATCCAAGAATCATGGCGTCTAATAATATATTTTATTGTGAGCCATACAAATCAAATTTTCAATTTGGTAAACAACACATTATTGAAAGTTACTGTGAACATCACGGTGTAGATTTTAATAGATCTATGACAGGTAAATTATATACAGAACGACATAAAGCATCTGTTACTAAATGGTTAACTGATAATAAGATTGGTAAATACATTATGATTCAATTTAGTGGTGGTCAAGCTAAATGGAATTATGGAGACAATGTTCAGTATACAAACATCAATCCAAATAGAAATTATCAACCTTATCTTGCACAACAATTAGTTAATATGTTGCAAGAAGAATACCCTGATACAACTATTATTAACTGTGTTTTACCTAACGAACCACACTATCAAAAAACTATTAGATGTGATCTACATTGGTCCCAGATCCATGAAATGTTAAAAGGTGCTGAAGGATTCATTAGTATTGACAGTTGTTTACAACACTTTTCACCATCAGCTAAAGCTTATGGGGTAGTTATTTGGGGTAGTACACGTTGGACTCAATTTGGTTATTCTCACAATAAAAACTTACATTTTCATATGAAAGATAAGTGGGATGAGGCTAAATTTAATGATAGTGACCCAAGAAATAATATGGTAGAACCCAAGTTAGTTATTGATAATTTTAAGAAAATTGATAAACTTAAACCCGTTGCATGCGCAACAATATAATCACGGAGGATAAACTATGTCAGACGAAGTAAAAACAGCAGAAGAAATTGCACAAGATTACACAGCTATGGGTCATTCTGTAGATCTAATCAATGGTATCATTGATGGAACGCAGATGGCTGACGAAGAAGCAGTTGATAGACAAGGTGCAGTTGATAGAAATGTTGAACACTTAGAACTTATGGTTGCTAAAGATTACTGGACATCAGAGGATATGACTGCAGCTAATGCGGCTATCGTTGCTGGTAAAGCTCACACAGCAAGCTAGGAGTTTTAATGATCACAATCGACGATAAAAAGTACGATGAAACTAAGCTTTCCGAAGACGGGAAAGTTGCGTTACAAAATATCCAAGTACTAACTCAAGAACAAAGTAAGTTAAAAGTAAAGTTTACTCATACCGAAATTTTGACAAAGCACTACTTAGATATTTTAAAATCTAACTTACCCGAAGAGTTAAAAGAAGAAACTAAATGAGTGAAGTAAAAGTAAATAAACTTAGTCCAAGAAGTGGTACCACTGTTACAATAGGTGATAGTGGTGATACTATTAATGTAGTAGGTACATTACAAAACAATGGTTCAGAATTAACTGGAGATATTTCTTCAGTTGTAGCAGGTACAGGTTTATCAGGTGGTGGTACATCAGGCGATGTAACTTTAAACGTAGATTTAATAAGTAAACAAGGTGGCACAAATTTCACAAACAGTTTATTAGTAGGTACTTCTACAACAGGAACTTTAAGTTCTGCTGACGGAAATACTGGAGTTGGTACAGGAGTATTTGGAGCATTAACTACTGGAGATAACAACGTTGCAGTAGGTTTAAATGCTTTAGATTTAAACACAACAGGTTCTCAAAACACAGCAGTTGGTAAAGATGCTTTAAAAGCAAACACAACAGGAGCAAATAATACTGCAGTTGGTAATATAGCATTAACAGCTAACACTACAGGTGAAGATAATGTAGCAATTGGAGATTATGCACTTAGAACCAATACCACAGCAGATGATAATACTGCAGTAGGAGTAGCAGCTTTAAATTTAAATACAACAGGTTATTGTAATGTAGCAATGGGTAGGTCAGCTCTTGGAGTTAATACAACAGGATATAGAAATATAGCTGCTGGTGTTTTATCTTTAGGTGCTAACACAGAAGGTTTAAATAATGTTGCTATTGGACACATGGCTATGCAAACCAACACTACAGCATCAAACAATGTAGGAATTGGTTTTTGTGGTTTACATGGAAACACAACAGGTACAAATAATGTAGCTATTGGAACTGCTACTATGGAAGAAAATACTACAGGTTCTAGTAACACAGCAGTTGGAAGACTTGCTTTACAAGAAAACACAACAGCTTCTGGAAATGTAGCAATGGGTCAAGAAGCTTTAAAAACAAATACTACAGGTTCAGCTTTAACAGCTATTGGTACTAACGCAATGTATGCTAATACAACAGCATCTAATAATACAACTGTTGGACATAGTTCTTTAGAATCAAATACAACAGGTGCGCAAAATACAGCAGTTGGTAAATCTGCTTTAGCTTCTAATACCACAGCTAGTGGTAACACAGCAGTAGGTTATCAAGCTTTAAAAGTTAATACAACAGGAGATCATATGATTTCTGTAGGTTGTTTTTCTTTAAAAGCAAATACTACAGGTAGCATTAACACAGCAGTTGGAAATTGTAGTTTAAACGCAGTTACAACAGGAACAAATAACACAGCTGTTGGCTATTTCTCTGGAGCTAATACTACAACAGGAAGTAATAATATTTCTTTAGGTAAAAGTTCTGCACCATCATCTGCTACAGTTAGTAATGAAATTACTTTAGGAGATTCAAGTAACGATAATCTAAGATGTAATGATACATCAATTTCATCTTTATCTGATTTAAGAGATAAAGAAAATATTGAAGATATACCTCATGGACTAGATTATATTTTAGCTATGAGACCAGTTAAATTTGATTGGAACAGAAGAGATGGAACTGCAAAAGGTCTAAAAGATTATGGATTTATTGCACAAGAATTAGATCAAGTTGAAGAAACTTTTGGAAATAGAGAATACACAAGATTAGTACACAAAAATAATCCTGAAAAATGGGAAGCTGATCCTATGAAAACTTACCCAATTTTAATTAAAGCAATACAAGAATTAAAAGCAGAAATAGACGAATTGAAAAAAGGGTAAGCTACCATGTTCTTCGGTGCAACTACCTTTTCCCAAGCAGCCTTTTCAGATATTGGATCAGGTAATGCTCTTGTCGATGTAACAGGCTCACGAGTTAATGCAGCAATTGGTAATGTAGTTGTTGTTGGTAATTCATTAGTTCTTCCAAATGGTAATAGATATAATCTAGCAACAGGAACAGTTACTGTTAAAGAAGGTGCTAATGCACCTGTAACAGGAAATCAATATAATTTAGGAACAGGTACTGTTACATTTTCTATTAGTGGTGTAGTACCCGTTACAGGAAACAGATTAAATACAGCAATAGGTAATGTAACTGTTGAAGCTGGATCAATAGTATCGGTCACAGGTAATCAATTTAATTTCTCTACAGGTAGCCCAACTGTTGTAGCTAATGCACTTGTTGCAGCAACAGGTAATCAATTAAATATTGCAACAGGCACAGTCAATGCTAAAGCAGGGGCCACGGCTCAAGTAACAGGAAACAGATTAAATACAGCAATAGGTAATGTATCTGTAACAGGTAAAGCAGTTGTTCTTCCAAATGGTAATCAATTAAATATTGGTACAGGAACAGTTACAATTTTAGCTGATGCAAACTTCTCAGTTACAGGTAGTAGAGTTAATTTATCTATTGGTAATGCAACAGCTAAAGCAAATGCAACAGCAATTGTAACAGGTAATAGATATAATTTAGCTACTGGATCAGTGACAATTGTTGCAAAAGCAGGTATAGCTGTAACAGGAAGTGGCCTTGCTATAGGTACTACTCAACCAAACATAAGATTATGGAACAATGTTGATCCTAATGTATCTCAAGTTTGGACAAGGATATCAACACCGTAAGGATAAATTATGTTTTTTGGATCAACTACATTTGCACAAGCACCTTTTTCAGATATTGGAGGAGGAGGTATTACTGTATTAGCTCAAGGAAATAGATTAAATATTGCAATTGGTAATGCAATAGCAGATATTACAGTTACGGTAGATATTACAGGACAACAATTTAACCTTGCAACTAACCCTGTAAGTGTTATAACATGGAATCCAATACCCCCAGGGGTTAATCAAGTTTGGGTCCCGGTTGACCCTGACGCATAAGGAGAATTATGGCATCAAGTACATCAACAGATTTAAAACTAGAATTAATAACAACAGGTGAAAAAGCAGGGACCTGGGGTACAATTACTAATACAAACTTACAGGTTTTAGAACAAGCAGCATCAGGTTATCTTACTCAAAGTGTAGCATCATCTGATCTAGCTTTAGCACTTTCAACTTATGCTGTGTCAAACGGTAAAAATTTATATTACAAATTCACAGGAACACTAGCAGCTAACAGAACAGTTACTATGCCTGATGGTGCTGAAAGAGTTTTTATAGTAGAAGATGCAACAGCTAGATCTTCATCTAATTATACATTAACAGTTAAAACAGTTTCAGGAACAGGTGTAACTATTCCAATAGGTGCTAAGATAGTTTTATATTCTGATGGAACTAATATTAGTGCGGGTCCAATAACTAAAGGTTATTATACAATACCTGCAGCTTACACTGCAGTTAATGGTGATCAATTATTAATTAATACAACAGGTACTGGTGGGGGTTTAAATGCTCCTGTTACAATAACATTGCCAGCTTCACCTGCAATAGGAAATGAAGTTACATTCATTGATAGTGGAAACGGTTTTAATTCTAACAATTTAACTATCGGTAGAAATAGTCAACCTATTTTAGGCGCTGCCTCTAATTTAACAGTGTCCACAAATGGAGCTGCATTTACTTTGGTATATGTAAACTCTACAAGAGGCTGGATCTATAAAGACAACATATAGGAGCACGGATTATGGCTCTAATTGACTTTAAAGTCTTACCTGGAATCGACAAACAAGACACCGAATCAGGTGCAGAAAACAGATGGGTTGATTGCGATAACACTAGATTTAGATATGGACTACCTGAAAAAGTTGGTGGTTGGTCTTCATTAGTTTCTGATACTATTGTTAGTGTTGCAAGACGTGAATTTGCATTTGTTGATTTAAATGGAAATAGATACGTAGCTATTGGTACTGATAAATTTTTACTTATATATTTTGAAGGACAACTATATGATGTCACTCCTGTAAAATCTACAATTTCAAGTGTTGCAATGTCTGCTGCAGATGCAACAAAAGAAGTTTCATTAACTTTTTCTTCAGCTCATAATTTACAATCAGGTGATATAATTTTATTAGATGGTGTAACTGTACCAAGTAGTATTGGTCTGACTGACGCTGCATTTGAAGATAAACTATTTCAAGTAACTAGAGTGACTTCATCTTTAATTGCAATTGTAACTGGAACGCAAACTACAACAGGTGCTGCATCAGGTGGTTCTTGTAGTGTTATACCTTACGAACCTGTTGGCCCTGCTGCACAGTCTTATGGTTATGGTTGGGGTATATCAGAATGGGATGGAATAGTTTCAGGTGCTTTACAAAATACATTGAATGGAACACTAGGAGATAATACTAGTGGTACATCAGGTTCTAATATAGCCTTAACATCTGCCACAGGTTTTCCTACAGCAGGTAGAATACAAATAGGTACAGAATTAATTTCTTACACAGGTGTATCAACAAATAATTTAACAGGTATTACAAGAGCTGTAGATGGTTCAACAAGAGCTGCACACTCAAGTGGTGCAACTGTAACTAATGCTGCTGACTTTGTTGACTGGGGTGAAGCCTCTTCTGCATCAGAAGTGAGTCTAGAACCAGGCCTCTGGAGTTTAAGTAATTTTGGTCAAGTGTTAGTTGGAACTATTGCTAATGGAAAAACTTTTACATGGAACGCTGGAGATGCTGCAAGATTAACAACTAGAGCATCTACAACTACTTCTGGTTTTTCTACATCAGCCAACCCAACAGCTACAAGAGTTACGCTCGTATCACCTACAACACGTCACTTAATTCATTTAGGTACGGAAACAACTATTGGAAATACTGCAACACAAGATAATATGTTTATAAGATTTTCTGATCAAGAAGATATAAATGATTATACACCAACAGCTATTAACTCAGCTGGATCACAACGATTGCAAGATGGTACAAAAATTATAGGAGCTTTAAAAGCTAAAGAATCTATATTAGTTTGGACTGATAATGCATTATACACTATGAAATTTATTGGTGCACCTTTTACATTTGGATTTGAGCAAGTAGGTACTAACTGTGGATTAATTGGTAAAAATGCAGCTGTTGAAATAGATGGTGCTGCTTTTTGGATGAGTTCAAACGGTTTTTTTATGTTTGATGGTACGGTTAAATCACTACCATGTTCTGTTGAAGATTATGTTTATGATCAAGCTGATACTACAAAAGGTCAACAAATATGTGCAGGTTTAAATAATCAATTTACAGAAGTTGTTTGGTATTATCCATCAACTAATTCTGCATATAATGATCAATATGTAGTATTTAATTATGGTGAAGCAATGAAAGGTGGTGTTTGGTATATTGGAACAGAAGCTAGAACATCTTGGATAGATTCAACTGTATATCCAAAACCTTTTGCAACAAAATTTAATGCTTCTGCATCAGGTAGTTTTCCTGCAGTTGTAGGTGAAGATGGATTAGGTCAAACAACATTATTTGAACATGAAATAGGAACTGATCAAGTTAATGCAGATGGTAGTACAACAGCAGTTACTTCATTTGTGAAATCATATGATTTTGATATACAGTCAAGACAACAAAATGCACAAGGTAAATCAACAGGTCCGGGTATATCTGGAGAAGTATTTTTAGCTATGAGAAGATTTGTACCTGATTTTAAAGATCTTCAAGGTAATGCTAAAGTAACACTTGCTGTTAAACGTTATCCTCAACAATCAGATACAACTACTTCTTTAAGTCCCTTTACAATTAACTCAAGTACTGATAAAAAGGACACAAGAGCCAGAGGCAGGTTTGTTAATATCAAAATAGAAAATACAGATGTTAGTGAATCTTGGCGTTTTGGTACTTTACGAATCGACATACAACCAGACGGTAAAAGATAATGGCAACTTTATATGATCTAGCAATGCAGTATTTAAATCAGTCTTTACCTAAGACTTTTAAATACGACAGAACTAATCAACCTGGAATTCCAACCCCAGTTCTTCCAGTGCAACCAGACCCTAGAAAGGGAAAAATATTACCTGTACAAGGTGGTGGAGATGGATTTAGTGTTTACAATCCTGATCCTAATAGAACGAGAAATGAAAGTAATTACAGTCCATATAATTACAGGCAAGCTGCTGAAAGATCTTACATTGGAGCACCAGGTGATTATAGTTATTCTTCAGGTACAGAAGCACAAAAAATGATGGATATGTATCCAGATTATTATGAAGGTAATAAAAAATTAGAAGGTATACCTGGTATGGTACAAGGTTATATGAAAAATAGTCTACCCGGTAGACTAATAGGAAATGCAGTAAGTGGACTAGAAAGTTTACTTCCTGTAAATCAAAGAGCTATTTTAGAAAATGAATTATTGGGTCAAGGTTTTCAATTAAATGATATTGGACAATTTGTGTCTGATGGTGGAGATATAAATAAAGCAGATGGGTCAAATATTATGGCAGGATATAATGCTAATAAAGTAACTCGACAAACTTTTGAAAAAAGAAGAAATATGATTAATAATAATATGAGTGATACAAATATTAATCCTAAAACTGGAAAAACATATAAAGAAGAAAAACTAGCAGCTCTTGCTGCAGCCGAAGATAAATTTTTTGGTGGATCAGGTAAGGCAACAACTGTTTTCAACGATCAACTTAAACAAAAAGATATAGATGATGGATTTATTAACGATCAAATTCCTACTTATGATCAAGAAATAAATCAATCAACGTATTCAGAAGATGAGGAAGATGCTATATTAGATTACACAAATCCAAATATTTATAATACTAATAGTATTTATACATCAGTACCTACAAGCACCTATGATAGAGCAGGTATTGAAAGAAATATAATTGATGAAATAGGACAAGATAATATTCAAGATGGTATAGATAGGGGAATAGATAGAGACATTATAAATAGAGGTGGTGGAGATGATATAAGTTATGGTGGATTAACTGATCGTAATAGAGGACAAATAATTGATAGAGGATCAAGTGGAGATCCCAATAGTGGGCCTGTAGAAACTAAACAAGATCCTAATACAGGATTAAATATATCAACATATGATTCTGAAGGTGAAGATGATGCTGATACAGGTAAAATAGTTTGTACTATGATGAATGAGTCTTACGGCTTTGGATCTTTTAGAAATAAAATATGGATGAAGTTTCATAAAGACCTTTCACCTGAATATCAAAAAGGTTATCACAAATTATTTTTACCATTAGTTAGAATTGCTAAAACAAATAAAGTAGTTAAAAAAATATTAGAACATATTGCGGTGCATAGCACGATAGATATGAGACAAGCAACAAGGGGTAAGATGCATTTACTAGGTAGAATATATAGAAAAATACTTTTACCAATTTGTTATTTTGTAGGAAAACATGGCTAAAGTAGTAGTTAGATTACCTGAGCCTAAAGAAGAGTATGACTTTTCTAACCAGAAACAAATTAATAGAGCGATTGCTTTGATTGTAGAACAATTAAATTCTACTTTTTTAAACGATCAAAAACAAGAACAAGAAAGGTTTGCTTGGTTTAATGGCTAATATATATACAAATGCAAAAGTAGATTTAACTACAACAAATGCTACTACATTATATACAACACCTAGTAATTCTAGAGCTATTGTAAAATCTTTATTGGTATCAAATGATGCTGGAAGTGCAGCAACTATAACAGCAACATTGACTAATGCTGCAAGTGCTGTATTTAGTTTATTTAATGTAAAATCAATAGCTTCTAATACTGCTGTACAATTGTTATCAGAACCATTAGTATTATTAGAAAGTGAAATATTAAAAGTCACTGCATCAGATGCTAATGAATTACATGTGGTAGCATCAATATTGGAAATTAATAGGGATTAAGGAGAAAAATATGGCGTTTAAAGAAGAAGGTGAAGTAACATACACAGAAATAAATGGTAAGAAAGTACCGGTTGTTAAGTGTGAAACAGAAGTAGTGTTGAGAAATACTAAAACTAACGTAGAGTATAATTCAGATAAAGAAGCAGAGGATGATATTGCAAACCCATCAACTGATACTCAAAAAGAAGATGTTATGCGATCTTTAAAAATAAAAGTAGCTGCAATGCCAGTAATCGGCGCGGGATCAGACGAGAAATAAACTATGCCAATATCAAGATCACAAATGCCAAGACAATTAAGAATGGGAGGTGGAATTATGCAAGTTGCACCTAGACAAGGAGCATTTTTTGGTGGTATCAAAAAAGCTTTTAAAGGTATTACCAAAGGAATAGGAAGTTTTCTTAAATCTGATATTGGTAAGTTAGCATTAACTGCTGGATCTTTATATGGTCTAGGAGGTGGTGCAAGTGGACTTACAGGTTTATTAGGTAAGGCTAAAGGTTTTTATGATGGATTAACTGGTGTACAAAAAATAGGAGGAGCTTTAGCTCTTGGTGGTGCATTTGGTGGAATGGAAGATCAACAATTAGAAGAATTAAAAGCTAACCCAGAAGCTTTAGCAAATTATTTAAGATCATATTATTCTAATTTAAATAAAGATGCTACACCAACACAGATAGAAGAATTTGTACAAAGAAACATGAAAGCTGGTGGTGGTAGAATGGGTTATGATGATGGAACACCTGATCCAACATACACAGGTAATAATATGGAAGATCTTCCAAGAGGATTACAAATAGATACAACCACTTCTAATCCTATACCTAACGATGCTCCTCAAAAAGAAATATCAGAAGTAGCAAAAATTATGCTTGGCCCTGGTAGATCTGGAATTGGAGAACCAGAAGATGGTACAATGAAAGGTTATCAATTTTTTAGAACACAATACTTACCTAAAAAAGTAAAAGAGATATCAGAAAATTTTGGTATTGAAGAGAGTGACGTTTTAAGACTGATTAGGGAAGAAATGATGAATTATATAGATACACCTAAATCACTTGAAAAACCTAAAATGGCATATGGCGGTAGAATTAAACGTGCTTACGGGTCTGATGATTTAGTGGAACAGGCTTCAGGGATTGAAGGACTAGATATAAACATCAATCCTAAGGGTGTAAAAGAGTTAGATTTACGAGAAACAGGTGGATTTATTCCTCCAGTTGGTGTAAAAGAAAAGGCTGACGACATTCCTGCAATGTTATCAAACAACGAATTCGTATTTACTGCTGATGCTGTAAGAGCAGCAGGTGGTGGTAGCGTAAATAAAGGTGCTCAGATTATGTATGACACTATGAAAAAATTAGAAAACG